CGCGTGCGTCCTTAACGTGCACGATCTGCCCGCAGGTAAGGCCGGAACCGCTGGGCACCGATACTTTGCAGGGGGTGTAGGTCACGCTTTTCAGCACGTTGTACAGGTTTTGGACAACGCTTTTCAGGTTGGCTTCGGTGCCGGTTGTCAGCAGCAGGTTGCCCTGCACTGCGTAAGTGTTGGTAGCGGTGGTGCTGTCGGGGTAGATGACCCCCACGTCACTGTCCGACTGCCGGATCTGGACTTTCTCAATGGCCTTGACGGTGTAGTCCTCATAGCTCAGGCTGTCAGCATAATAGGCGGTGCTGTTGCTGGCTCCGTCCGGGGTGATTTTAGCAGTACTGCGCTTGTCTGTGTAGGTCAAGAATTGCAGCTTGCCGTCTGCATTCATGTGGGCGTAGCAGCCTGCCGCTTCCGCCGCCCAGGAGATGATCTGTCGGCAGGTTAAATCATCCGCATAGAACGCCTGCACGCTGTAGCTGCCATTGATGGGCAGGCTGCTGCTGGCAAGCGCGACCCCTGCCCGCTGACAGGCCAGCTGAACCAGCTGCCAGATAGTTTTGGGGAACTGTGCCTGATTGGCCCGCAGCCAGCCGGAGAAGTCTGCATCCAGCTTGGACATGGTGTCGTAGGCCGTGACCTTGTAGCTGTTGCGCTTGGTGCGGGTGGGCTTTTCAGCATAGAAAACGCCCACCTTGGTGCGGTTCCCGGCATCGTCCTGCCGGTAGTACGTCAGGGCATCCCCAGCCGTGATCTGCAGGCTGCCGCCCGGGTCCGCCCAGATTTCGGCTTCGATGTAGTCCGAAAACGCAGAGCCGATGGTGAATTCCTGCCCGGCGTTTACCGCGGTGTGCAGGGTAAGGCTCTTCACCGCGCTGCCGGGGGAGCCGCCCTTTAATTCGGTGCCGCTTGGGAGAGTGAGAATTGGTTGGAGCAAATATACACCTCCTTTGGTTTTAGTTAGGAGGTAGGAGTGAGGAGTTGAAAGGTGTGCGCGTTCACGCACGATTTGAAAATTAGGCTGCAGTCCCGTAGGGGCGCACAGTGTGCGCCCGTCGCCTTGCGGTAAATCCCGTTGTGGAATCCGCCCCAAGGCCCCGGAACGGTCAAGACCGTTCCCTACAGAGCTGGACCTTAGGCCCGTTTTAACTCCTACTTCCTACCTCCTAACTCTCAATCAGCATTCAATAATGTTAAACTTAAGGTTCTTCCACTGTTTCGTCTTGGCATTGTGCCAGGCGATGCCGTATTTGCTGCAGTAGCAGGTGGTGGTTTCGGTCTCGGTGGAAGAGCCGGCTTTGGGATGGGTGAACTGAAACGTTGCCTTGCCTGCAAACAGCCCGATGGTGTACTTGTATTCGTCGTCAGTCAGGCAGCTGTAGGCGATAGGCCAGGTGGCAACCTTTTCCCGCACCACTTCGCGGTGCATGTACCCGGCTTCGTCGCGCCCGGAATCGCTGGAATCCAGGTCGGAATAGCTCGGTTCAATGTCGCAGTCCGGTGCGTACAGGAATTTGCCATCGATCTGGAACAGATTGGTCAGGGTCACGTCACACACCTCCTGTGGCAATGGCCTGTTTGCGCTGCCAGCGCTGCACGGCGCGGCCCACGTCTTCGTCGGTCAGCTCAATGCCGTACACGGCGGAGAGGATCTCCCGCAGCACGGAAACCACGGCTTCAAAGCCCGCCATCTGGCCCGCCTGCAGGTCCTCCATGACCTCGGCCACAGCCTGCTTGATGGTATCCAGCGGAGCTTCCACGTTGGTGCCGTGGTTCTGATCGCCCAGCACCGCCAAAAACTCCCGATTCGCCGGGATGACCGCGCCCTGCGCCAGGTAGGGAATTTGCGGGGCGGTCAGGGTGCTGATATGAAACCCGACATGCCCGCCGCCGAATATGTCCGGCAGGTCGAACGACAACCCGTTCAGCGCGTTGATGACCGTGTTGATGCCGGTGACAACGGCGGAGATCATCCGATTGATGAAGCCGATGATGCCATTGACGGCGGTTTTGATGGCGTTCGTCATCTTATCCCAGACGGTGTTGACCGTGTTGCCGATGGCCTGCCAGGCAGCATCCCAGTTGCCGCGGAACACGGCGCTTAAAAAGTCCGCCAGCCCGCGCAGCACAACAACGGCCAGATCGATGGCATCCGCAATAGCCCCAACGGCCACGCCAACAACGTCCGCAATGGCGTTGAATACCTCAGCAAACGCGGGGCCGAATGTGGCGATGATCCACTTGGCCACCGGGGCCAGTAGGTTGTTCCACAGGTCCAGCAGGCAGTTGGCAACGCTTGCTACCAGCAAAAGAATGTCGTCCCACAGGGGCTTGAGATGGGAGGACCAGAGGGTAGATAAAATCTGCATCAGGTTAGTAAGGATCGGCTGCAAAACGTTCTGCCACAGGGTGGTAAAAATGCCTTGCAGGTTTTCCAGCGCCAGGGCGGCACTCTGGGCAATGGGCTGGCCGTACTCGGCCCAGGTCAGCTGGACGCCGCCCAAAAGATCCTGCCAAACGGTCAGGGCAGCGGTTTTCATCTGCTGCCAGGCTGCATCCCACAGCGCGGCGGCGGGGGCAAGCACAGCCTGTAATGTAGCCCAAAAATTTTGCAGCTGCTGGTTTAATAGAGCCGGCGGGCTTAACTGTGGCGGTTCGGCATCTGCGGCTTTGATTGTTGCAGCGCTGCTGTTTTTGCGGGTGGTGGAAGCCGCCGCAGCTCCGGCACTTTCGGCAAGGGAAGCCTGCAGCCGGTCCAGCTCATCAAATTCCGCAACGCTGCGTTTGGCGGCCTTGGCTGCTTTGGTGGTGCCACTGGCAAGTTTGGCCTGGGCTTTGGCGGCTTTGTTGGCGCTGACTGCTGCTGCGGCGGTCTGCTGCTCAAACTTTGCCACCGGCATGGCGGAGAACGCAGCGTTTACACTGCGGCTTATTTTTTTCAGGGCAGTGCGCAGGCCGTTCAGCGGCTGCTGCGCGGTGTGGGTAGTTGTTTGTGTAGACAGGGCAACCTGAAGGCTGCCTGCATAGGATTTTGGCAAAAGCATCTACCTCCTTATGAGGACTTAATTGGCCAACAGGCGCTGCAGCCGCTGGCGTTCCGCTATCTCTGCCGGATTCAGGCGGGGGCGCAGGTCAACCATGGCTTTGTTTTTGCGGTAGTAGTCCTGTTCCCACGGCTGCAATTTTTGGCCGTGGCGCAGCTTGCTGCGCACTCGCAGCAGGGTAGCCAGCTGGCCGTCCCCAATGCTGTTGAACCAGGCCATAAAGGTCCACCAGTGCAGATAAGGCAGGGCGCGCACTTCGCACCCGGCGGCTTTGTTGATGCCGGCGGCAATCAGCGGGGCGTCCTGTTCCCAGTCCAACAGCGGCGGGGCAGGGGAGCGGGGCAGCGTTTGCCCGCAGTTCAAAAAATCTGCCAGCTTCTGCATGGCCTCCGGATAGTCACTGCGCGGCAGATCGCCCTCATAAAATAGGGCCAGGGCCACCCGCCAGCGGATGAATTCCGGCTCGCTGGCATCGTTCAACCGATGCAGAATATCCAGAATATCGCGGTAATCCGAATGAATCGGATATGCTTTTCCGCCAACCTCCAGCCGGGTGGGCAGCCGCCAGCTGCTCATACCTGCACCCCGCGCGCGGCGCGCGCTGCCTGGGCCTGCTGCACGGCCAGCGTGGCTTTGGCATCCGCGCACTGGCGGGCACCGGCTTCCAGAATGGGCTGCAATGCCGCAAACAGATTGGTGATGACCCGCTCGCCGTTGCCGGCAACCGCCAGCAGATTGGTGCCGCCCAGCATGGCGTCAAAATCATTGCCGGGGCCAAATACTTCCGCCAGCAGCCCCTTGGCGCGCTGATCCGCCTGGGCCAGCAGCTGTATGGCATCGGTCCCAGTGGGGCTTTGCGCCTGCACCTGCTGTTCCAGCTCTTGCAGCTGATTTTGCAGGGTGCAAAAACGGCTGTAAACATTGGGGTCGCTGGGGTTAAAGCGCAGCACTCCGCCGCCGTGCTCCGGCCCGCCATTGACCGCGTATTCGCGCAGGCCGGTATCAATCGTAAGTTGTTCCATAAAGCCTCCTTTAATGTAACAGAAATCTGTAATCACAATAGCTAAAAAATGGTGAAGCGCTGCTGCACACTTCACGAAGAAAAAAGGTGAACAAGAGAATTTTGGTGTACCCTCTGCCAAGGAAACGCCAAACAAAACTTACAGCGGAGATACCGGAATCCTAGGGTGTGTCTGAAAAGTCAAAAATTTAGTCTATTTCTACAAACATCGTGGGATTTTGCCTTAAAAAGCCTTGGAATCCACAAAGGATTCCTGTGACTCTTTGCCTTAAATCCTGCTTGTGTTTGCGAAATATCCATCTTTTTCTTGTTTTCAAATACACTTTAAGGCAGGTGAACGATATTGGAAAAAGAAATCCTAAACGTAAAACACAGCCCGGCAGCCGCCGATTTGGGCATTATACAGAACAATAAAAAGATAGCGAAAAACCTATCATTCCAGTATTCTGTAAAATTCTGGACCTTGTGGCTATCATAACGCAATATTACAGAAATGTCAACAATAAAATTCAGAAAACCGAAATCGCGATGGAATACCGGTACCGTAATACTCCACAAAAGCCCGCAAACATAAAAAACTCTCCGCCGCACAGTGCAATGTTGTGGGCGGAGGGAGAGCCGTGTTTAGAGTGATTTGTAGAGCGCGGCAGCAAAACAAAAATGATGCAGACAAAAGTAAACGAGAGGAGATAAGCAGACCGGAAACATCCGGCACAACACAACAAAAAAGCTCCAGCGCCTTCTACCCTTATGGCGCTGGAGCGAACTTACTTGATTGGAGTCATAGCCTCATACCCGATTGTATTATTTTTCGGACCGTTTGCACATTTTCATGGCAACCTCATCCTTTAACTTTGATCGAATGTTTTTAAACCTGATTTTCTTTGTTTTGCAAATCGGAAACGGGTTTCATTCGCTGTTGTTCGATGATTTTGCGTTTGCTTGAAATTTCTGATTCCCTTTGGTTCGTTATTTGCTGCCTGGAAACATTTTGCAAGGAAAACGATTCTTGGTGCATCTGTGGAACGGGGAAGTGAACTTCAATAATTTTGTGCAGGGTACCTGAATTTGATGCCAGAGGTTGATTCCTCTTTGCTCTAGTACATCGGAGTTTCTCCTTTTGGGGGTGGTGCGCTTGCACCAGCCAGATCAGGTGAAGCATTATTTGTTCGGCGGAGTTAGATCTTTCATAACAATCACCGGTGATTCTGGGTTTCTATTTACGCTTTTGCGTACCAGGTTTTGAACCTGTAATTTTCTATTTAGAATCCTGTCGTCAGTTCTTCATCTAATCTATGTAAACGCGGGGAACTTTTTCTGACGGGATTTCCTGAGCACTGCATTTTAAGCAAGCTACGAACCTTGCATCTTAACTTTTATATCTTTTACAGGTAATGACCTGCGGCTGTTAATGAGGTTCGTTTGCTTTCAGCAGGCCCAGGCCCGCCGGTGATGAATGGGATCTTTGAAATTAGCCATTGGACTTGAGCCTCCTTCCTTACGAATCCTGCCGGCTTTGCCATCTTACTTTCAAGTCCTTCGGTAGCCTCCCGGTCCCTGCTTTCCCGGAGTTCTTCAAGTGTTCCCATTTAGACCTCTTACTGGAAGCCTTTGCGAAATCTGCTTGAAGCTGTCGGGAAAACCGCCGTGCCTTGTTCCGATGCTATTGAAAGTGGCTTTTGCTTGGAGCTTTTAGCTCCTTATCTCCGGCTGTTTTCTTTCTGTGACTATACTATACAATACCCTAAGGAATTTGTCTATTCGCAGATATCCCAAACA